GAAAAAATGATTAAAAAAACAGAATCAAGGATGACCGATGAACGGACATATTTTAAACCTTTTAATTATGCTTGGGCTTATGATGCATGGCTTAAACATGAGCAATCTCATTGGTTACATTCTGAAGTACCAATGCTTGAAGATGTTAAAGATTGGAAGAAAAAGCTTACAAAAGAAGAAAAACAATTTCTCACACACATTTTTAGATTCTTCACCCAAGGAGATATTGACGTTGCTGGGGGTTATGTTAATAATTATCTACCTTACTTCCCGCAACCAGAAATTAGGATGATGCTCTTGGGGTTTGCTGCAAGAGAAGCCTTACACATTGCTGCATACTCACACTTAATTGAAACCTTGGGTCTTCCAGACACAACCTACAATGAGTTTATGGAGTACGCTGAAATGAAAGAGAAACACGACTATGTGTTAAATATCTCCGGACAAAATACTACTAAAGAAAATACAGCTACACATATTGCTACATTCTCCGCTTTCACCGAAGGTATGCAACTGTTTAGTTCATTCATTATGTTATTAAACTTTCCCCGTCACGGCAAAATGAAAGGCATGGGACAGATTGTTACTTGGTCTATTGTTGATGAAACCCAACATACTGAGAATATGATTAAATTGTTCCGTACATACATAGAAGAAAATCGTGAAATTTGGAACGATGAACTAAAAGGCCGTTTATATACTATTGCTGAACGCATGGTTGAATTAGAAGATAAATTTATTGACCTAGCATTTCAAATGGGACCAATGGAAGATTTAACATCGGAAGATGTCAAGAAGTATATTCGTTATATTGCCGACCGAAGATTAATTTCTTTAGGACTTAAAGGTCAGTTTAAAGTGAAAAGAAATCCTCTACCTTGGGTAGAAGAAATGATTAACGCACCAACACACACAAACTTCTTTGAGAACAGAGCGACCGATTATGCTAAAGGTTCTTTATCTGGAGATTGGGGTGATGTTTGGGCTCATTAAAGGTTCAACATGACACAAAAACTATTATCAGGAGATTGCTTAAATTGTGAATCAACTTACAGCGTATCATTTATGGAAGAACTAGTATCCCAAGATTTGCCAGAGCATTGCCCATTTTGCGGCGAACAAATCGAAGAATTATCCGAGGACTATATAGAGGATGATGACGATTTGGATAATGAGGAATGGGACTAAACTGGCAATACAATAATATTGATTTTACGGAAGACTTGATTGGTGATAATTATGGATTCGTTTATTTAATTACTAACATAGCGAATAACAAAAAATACATAGGTAAGAAATTCTTTTATTCTACCAAAACCAAACAAGTCAAAGGTAAAAAGAAACGATACAAGGCATTTAGCGATTGGCAAACTTACTATGGAAGTAGTGCCGAATTAAGCAAAGATGTGTTATCATTAGGTCATGAAAATTTCACCCGTGAAATCTTGCATCTTTGCCAGTCCAAAGGCGTATGTGGTTATCTCGAAGCAAAAGAGCAATTCATCCGTGGCGTTATGGAAACAGATGAATACTACAACAGTTGGATTATGGTAAGAGTGAGAAAATCACACATCAAGGAATACAATGCTAGACTTTCTACAAAAACTGAGGGACGATCCTGAAGGTCCCTATGACGCAATCTTTTTTCTACCAGGAGATAAAGAAGGTCAAATTCATATTGAAGGCAATCAATTTAAAAATCCAGGTGAACCAGTAGGTGGAAATTCTATGGGTCATACTTACGAAGTAGTATTATTTAAAGATGATCCTATTCAAGATAAACTATACAATGTTGACCGATTTGAAGCTATATTTGTGGATCCTTACGAATACATCTCCAATTTAATACCACAAGATTGGTTTGGTATGGTGGTAAGAAAAACTACCACATCTGGTGCTTTTATACAACGAATATTTGACAAATTGGTGGAAGTGTGATACAATGGTCTCTTAATTGAAACTATTGAAAGTTTGTTATGATTCTCGTTGACCTAAACCAAGTATTACTTGCCGGACTTATGGCACAAATTGCTAACCAAAAAGGCAAATTAGATGAACCTTTAATTCGTCATATGGTATTAAATATCATCCGTAACCATGTTAAGAATTTTAAAGAAGAATATGGTGAAGTGGTATTATGTTGTGATAACCGTAAATACTGGCGCAAAGAATATTTCCCATTCTATAAAGCAAATCGTAAAAAGAACCGTGATAAGTCCAATTTAGATTGGCACCTAATTTTTGATATGCTTGCCAAATTCAAACAAGAACTCAAAGATAATTTCCCATACAAAGTATTAGATGTAGAAGGTGCAGAAGCCGATGATATTATTGGTACATTAGCACCACGACAATCCTTACATGAAAAGGTTTTGATATTATCAAGTGATGGCGACTTTTTACAATTACAGAATTACTCAAATGTGAAACAGTACAACCCATCTCAGAAAAAATATGTGATATCGAAGAAACCAATCCTAGAACTCAAGGAGAAAATTATTCGTGGAGATAAGGGTGATGGTATACCCAATGTACTTTCTTCTTCTGATTGCTTTGTCCGTGACCTTCGTCAAACACCTATTACACAAAAGGTCTTAGATAAATTAATGAGTGAAAGTCACTTGGAACAAAATGATACTATTAAGGCCAATTTTATCCGTAATTCCACATTAATTGACCTGTCTTTTATTCCAACCGAGATTAAAGAGAAGATTATAAATAGTTATGAAGAAACTAAGCCGGCCAAAGGTAAATTATTGAATTATTTTATTGAATATAAACTAAAGAATTTAATGGAAGTAATAGAGGAATTTTAATGAAACATATGTTTCAAATATTTGATGAATTTGAACAAGCCCAAAGTAAAAAAGAAAGAATGTACATAATTGGTAAAAATTTATCATCAACTTTAGTTGAAATTTTAAAATACACTTTTCATCCAGATTATCAATGGTTAATTAAAGGTACACCAGAAAATTTTAAAGTTGCATCAGATAATATACCTGGTTTTAATCGGTCACAATTATCTACTGAGTTGCGTAGAATATATTTGTTTCAAAAAGGTAATCCGGACGCAGAAAAATTAAGTCCGGATAAAAGAGAACAATTGTTATATCAATTATTAGATTCGATTGAACCCCGTGAAGCTGAAGTTGTTGTTGGTATTTTTCAAAAAGACCAAGGCGTAAAAGGTTTAGATTACAAATTTGTTAAAGAGGCATTTCCACAACTATTACCATAATGCAACCAAAAGATAGAATAACAATAATAACGGGCACATTTGACCCACTATCACTTGAAGAATTAAATTTCATTAAAAGATGCCACCATAAAGGAGATTGGTTAATTGTCGGTATTCATACTGACTGGTACATGATGTGGGCTCTAGGTGGTTTTGTACAAAATTATGATACTCGTAGGGAAATTGTTAAGAGCGTAAAATTTGTTGATGAAATTATGTCTTTCAATGATTCTGATGGTACCGTCTGCCAATTACTCAAGATAGCCAAGATTTGTTATCCTTATGCTGATATTACTTACATATCACAAGAGGATATGCATAATATGCCGGAAACAAAAATTAAAGGCATAACTTTTGAAACCATGAAATAGGAGATAGTAGTGACGAAATTTGTAGGTAAGTTCCGTAAGAACCAAGATTATAATGAAGATTATAGTTATATGCCAAAACGAAAACATAAGAATGAACATTCTGAAATTAAAAAATTAAAGAATCGTAATGTAGAAGAAGTGCTGAGTGAATTGGATGATTCAAGTTTACCAGAAGAAAACAGAAATATCTAATTTTTTCTTATAAGTAGGTATGTCCGCTTTATATAAAATGGCATTGTTGTTTCCATACAACAGCAACGCTTGACATTCCGAGCCACCTGTTATATAATGGTTTCTTTACATAGAGAAATTGATTATATGATATACGGTTATATTCCAAAATCTAAACCAAAAAAATTAACTAAGGCTCAACAAGACCAAAAAGCAGAGTGGTTAGCTGCTATCAATAAATTATCGTCAAAACGGTATTCCTACTCTCCCCCAATTAAAACTAGTTTGCCAATTACAAAAGTGGCTAATTATCACAGAGAAACTCCAAAATACGAATCCTTAGGTACTGGTTTTGGCGCTTGTACAAAGAAAGTTCGGAATTTCTATACAGGTGATAAAATTAAAGGTATTGGTACAATGCACAAATCAAATGCGGTGCCAATTTTTACAGATAATGAAGCAAAAGAGATAGCGAGTATGAGAAGATAATGGAAAATCCAGAATATTATGAATATTTTGAATATTTGGACACTTTAAATGATTCGGATTTGCAAAAAGAGTTAATTTGGCTCGAAGAAATCGGCAAAGCAAAGAAAAGTGGCAAAAATTTTATTGTAAATGAAACTTTTTATGAAATGTGAGAGAAAAATGTATTCCCAACACGAAGAAACAGCAATTTTAAATGGTATTGACACAGTAATTTATAATTTGAAGCAATTACCTGTTGATGATGTAGCTCATTTTCTTGTAAATTTTAATCCAAAGCTTGCCGATGAGCTTGCTTCAGCTATACATTACAAATTTTTTGATAATTTTGAAGGAAAAAATCATGAATAATGAATCTTATTACATTTGGCTTGATGCCAAAGTAGATGAAAATGAAATTCCTGCGTGGAAACGCTTGGATATTGTTACTCGCAAATGGGCAACGTTGACCGGCTTTGAAAGAGACCAATCAAATTATCAAAAAATGAAAGAATTTTATGAGTAAAATGTTTAAATCTAAGCAACCAATTAAAAATTGCTTACTTTTAGAGTTTAATACACAAAAAGATTTAGCTTTAGCATTCTGTCGTGTAGAAGAATACTATGAAGGTCAACCAAAACTTAATGGAAATTATGTTTCATTTATAGACTTCATTGATTTTTTTATGGAAGATGATGGCAGTATTGATTACTTCAATTATTGGTCCGGTTTTAATATTCCAGGAAATATTTTTAGGGAATGGTTTTATCAAAAAGCTAAAGATAAAACAAAATGGGAATTAGAATTAGCAAAAGAAGTATCCGATAAGTTGGATATGAGTATACCATTCTATGTTATTGGTGGTAAAAAAGGTGATATGAATGTAATTGACCACGAAATTGCTCATGCTCTATTTTATATGGATGATTCATATAAAGCTGAAATGGAAGAAATGAATTATGATTTCTTTAAAAAACATCGTATGCAATATTCTAAGATGGTTAAAAAATTAAAAAAGATGGGGTATGGCGAGAATGTCATTAAAGATGAGGTTCAAGCATATATGAGTACCAGTTATAAAAAAGAATTGGTGGAAGATTTTGGGCTGGATTACACTACCATTCTACCCATAGTGAAGCGATACCGTAAAGTGTTGTCCTGGTACAACACTAATAAAAAATAACTTGACGGTAGACAATATATGTAGTACAATGGTTCTCTTAACTCGGAGATTATATGGAACTTATTCAATCAAAATCATTACTTGCCAAACTCATGGCAACAGAAAATCTTATCGTTGAACAACGCAATGTATCAACTGCGTCATTTGATGTTAAGAACCGTATTTTAACGGTACCTGTATTAGACAAAAACATTTCTGGTTACCTTTATGACCTTTTCATGGGTCATGAGGTTGGCCACGCACTTTATACTCCACTAGATGGACTAATCAAAGCACACGAAGAAAAAATTCCAGCATCCGTAATGAATGTTCTGGAAGATGTTCGTATTGAGAAAAAAGTTAAAAACAAATATCCTGGTATTCGTTCCAGTTTTGTTCGTGCATACCGTGAACTTATTGAAAAAGATTTCTTTGGTACTAATGGTACCGATTTGAATGATTTGAATTTTATCGACCGTACCAATCTTTATACTAAAGGTGGTACAACACAAGGTATTAAATTTACCGACTATGAGCAAACCCTGATTCACCTCATTGAAGGAACCGAGACCTATGATGATGTGATGAAGGTTGCTCGCCTTGTTTGCGACTATATGAAGAAGCAAG